GTAGGGGGAAGGAGAGCGTTTTGAGAGGGGCGAGAGAGCAGGGGTCGCGGGTCGAGGATCGGGGGGAAAGATCGAGGTTCGAGGTTCGCGGCTCGAGGTTCGCGGCTCGAGGTTCGCGGCTCGAGGATCGCGGGTTGGGGGTCAAGGGGAGAGGGGAAAGGACCGCGGCCCGGGGCTCCAGAGGGGCAAAAAGGCAGTTGCCCTACGGATTGTTACGTTTCTGTTTGCTATAGGGAGAAAAAAGCTTGTTTTATGAAAGTGATGAATATGAGTGAAAATTGGTGTGTGTGGTGTAATGAGTGGTGTTTTGTGTAGATGAATCAAGGGTTTAGGTATTACACACAGTGAAATGAGTAAAAACAGGTGATGTGATGGTAAATTGTGGTCAAGAGAGGGTATGGAACACAATATGTAGGATTAGTGAGAAGAGTTATCATCTTCTCTATCTACGGGGCGTTTTCGTATAATCATAAATTTCATGAAACAAGCTTTTTTGACCCTATATAGAAAAAGCATTACGACGGAGGTGAGATGCCTTTACTGTACGACCAGCCGGGCAAGTTCCTGTGGAAAAACCGGTGCAAAGAATGGCCCGTGGAATGGGGCACGAATGGAGGTAAGACCCTGTATCCATTGGAGAAAATGCAGGTGGGAGACTACTTCCTTGTTCCCTTGGAAGAGAACAGGCTTGCCAAGGTACATCAGGCCGTAGCTCGCTGGACACTGAGGTGGAAGGCCAAGTGGGAGGAGCGCCGCCCGGGCAAACCATTCCCAGAGTTCTCCTGCCGGCTGTCCCGGGAGTTTCCCGGGGCATACGTATGTCGAAGGGTAAAATAGGGGAGCAAAGATGCCTGTTTTCGATGACACAGAGAATCACCATCTGCTCTGGCCCGGGTGCAAAATGCACTTTGTGGTCGAGACGCCGGCTACCAAGTCAGGACTCTGGTTCCCGTTAAAGGACATGAGGCGGGGAGACTATTTGGAGCTTGTGGAGGAGGAAGAGCTGGTTGCTTGCCGCCAGATGGTAGGCTACTGGAATCGCACAAACGACAGCAAATTTACGATACGTTTCGACAGGTCCCAAGAGGGGACACACATTTGCAGGAGGGTGATTTAGATGGTTCGAAGAAGCGAGATTCCAGAGGCACTGAAGAGCGCCCCAACTGACAGGAAGATGTCAACTTGGAAGAAAACCAAGGAGAAACTCCTGACCCCAGTGCAAAAACCACCGAACAGACCCCTGACGGCGCAGGAGTGGCGATTCGTTCAAGAGATTGTTGCCAGCTTTGGGGAGATCACTCTGAAGGAGGCCGCCATACGTGCCGGGTACGATCCCCTGAAAGCCAAGGCCAAGGCAGTGGAGCTGACCAACCCCAAGACCTCTGCGCATATTGTTGCTGCCATTCAAGAGCATCGGCAGGAAATGGCCGAGGTATACGGCACGACATATGAGCGGCATATGCGAGACCTACAGCGCATTCGCGACGCGGCTCTGCGAGCAGGGAGCTTTGGAGCGGCAGTGCAGGCGGAATTCCGCCGGGGTCAGGCTCTGGGGACAATCTATGTCGAACGCAAAGAAGTCAGGTACGGCACCATCGATGCCATGAGCAAGGAAGAGGTCATGAAGGAGCTGGAGCGCTTGAAGGATGTATATGGCTCGGGAAATATTATCGAATTAACGCCTGAGCAGGTCGAGCAGGCAGTACTGGAGGGGAAGGAATATGCCAGCGAATCCGGAGACGCTGCTGTACCAGCGACTGAGGGACAATCTGCCACAGGATTGCAGGATCACGAGGATTGAATCTCGCGTAGGCCTTGGATTGCCAGACTGTTGGGTGGCCATTGCAGGGCAGGGAATAGCGCTGCTTGAGCTGAAGGTGGTCAAGCGGGGCAAAAAAGTGAAATTGAGCCCGCACCAGATAGCATTTCACGTCACACACGGAGCAATGCGCGTCCCGTGCTTTATTCTTGTTCAGTACCATCCGCCGAAGTCGCCTACCATCAGGGGCGCCCGGTGGCTACTGTATCGATCCGAGCAGGTGATGGACTTAGTGCGTGACGGTGTGGACCTCGCCCCTTGCGCGAGTTGGCCGGCAGATGCAGTACTGTGGCATATGCTCAAAGGTGAATTGACCTATTGACAGCGTGCCAGCGGCGGCGGCAATCTACGCCTTGCCGCAATGGGCGGCGCATATACAGGAGAACTAAAATGCAAATCAGATATACGACCTCAGTTTTCACGCCTGCTGGCTGGCGATCAGAAACAGTCACGGCTCAGGCCGAGGCGATCAGCCCGAAACGCCTGCGAGTTGTCAGTGTGCTAGACGTGGGGGGAAACGGCACGACCGGCTACGGGTCGCGCACGGGAGCAAAGAGGCAAACATACCACGTGGGCGGCATAGCTCTGCGCGAAGTCGGCGCAGTCAAGCTGCTGAACAAAGTGGAGGTGGTGCAATGATAAACGGCACCACGAAGCTGATCGTGTTAATCGACTCTGCTATATGCGGAGGGGCCGATATTGAGCAGATGAGGCAGATTCTAGCGTCTGCCCGTAGCAAGTTGATATTGCTGAGTGCCGCGCAGGATGCCGCGCGCAATGGCGAGGGCGTGGAACTTTTGCGGGAAATACTAGACGAGGGGGCCGAACAATGAAAATCAGTAAAAAAGCCGCTGTTTTTTTAGGCGAGGCCTTCGCAGCTGAGGTTCACCAGTACGTAGACTCAAGCATGCGCGGGACAATACTAATCTTGCGGGACAATATTGCTGACAGTTTGCACTATGAGAGCCGGCAAGCATTCCTTCAATCGTTCCGACAGACGCTGGACAAAATAGAGCCGATTGTTCTAATTCCGGCAAGGAATGCGTGCCATGCGTCGCGGCAGTAGGCGCCGGGGCCGCCGGCCGCGGGATGTGCCGCGGGAGATTCCACCAAAGTCGCCGGAGGAAATGGAAAATGAAAGCCGGAGGGAGGTTATTAGATTAATCCGGTTCTTATTCTTTGGATTTTTATTTAAAGGGTAGTTGACACGGCCGCGCGAATGCGAATAATCGGCCATACCGGCATTTAATTCCCGCCACGCCGGGGCGGATCATACAGAGAGAAAATTACCATGGGCTGGACATACCCCTACGAAACGACGACGAGAGAATCCCTTGTTTCCTACTTGCGCCGCCCGCAGCGATTCGGCGACACGGTCGAACTAGTGAAAGATTGCACGAAAGGCAATAGGCACTGGTACTTAGTGCGCGTGAAGGAAACAGGGTTGCACTTTATCGGCCTTGATTTAATGCAAGGCACGCGCGGCGAGTCATCATGGGGTTACAAGTGCATGGATGAATCCGCAGGGCCTTATTATTACGACGTGCCGATTACCTACCTTGACGCGCCGACAGATGAATCCGTAGGCAGTGCTGCAGAATGGCGCGCACGCGTGCGCCGCTACCATGCCGATCAGAAAGCAAGGGGGAGGCCAGAAGCCGGCGGAATTGTACTGTTTAACGACGGCCGGGAGTTTACGCTGCAGTATCCAATCGGGCGCAAGGGCTGGTGCGCGACGGATGAACGGGGCGCGCAGTGGCGGATAACGCACGCGCAGATTAAACGCAACGATTACGTCGCGCCGGGACAAGAGAGGGCCGCCGCATGATCATTGCAACGGACAAAAAACAGCGCGCCGGCGTGCATGTTTCCACCATGACTGGCAAGCTTGCCGGTATTCAGGCGATTAACACTAACACGTTGACCAATGAATTCTGCGGCGCCATGCGCGAGACTGACGCTATATGCGGCGACTGTTATTCCGCCGCTATGCTTTCCGGCAGCCGGAAAAATTGCGTGCCGGCTTTCGAGCATAACAGCGCGCTTTTGTCGTCGCGCATGTTGCGGCCGGGAGAATTGCCGGCAATCAATGCGGCGATTTCCCGGTTTCACGGGCACGGCGAGTTGATCAATGGTTTGCACTTGCGCAATTTGTACGCGATAGCGGGTAAAAATCCGGCGACTATTTTTGCACTATGGACAAAGCGCCGGGACATCATCCGCAAGGGCGGCGCGCGCCCGGATAACGTCGTGCTGATCTACAGTAACCCATCATTAGACCGCGTTATGCAACGGCCGCCGGCCGGCTTTGATCGCGTCTTCAATAACGTGCCGGCCGCGTACACCGGCCCGGCGAATTGCGACGGCCAAAAATGCATCGATTGCCGGGCGTGCTATCAGCACGGCGGCGAGACTGTCATTATTGAGCATGCAAAGGTGCGGAACTAGGGGCGCGCCCCTTGCCTGAACCCACGGCCGCCATGCGCGGCCGTTTTTTTTGCGAGAATGCTTGCACTAATTTTCTTCCCGGTTATAGTTGCGGCTCCGGTTCTAATTTTCCGGCCGGTTACCGGGCCCGGTCACAATACAGTGAGAGCACAGATGAGCACACTAATGGATGCAAACAAGCAATGGTCCAGCCGCCCCGCCGAAGAGCGCTTTTTGTCGCTGCCCGACATGCAGCGCATGTTGCAGCTGTCCCGCGATAATAGCCGGTCCGGCGTTGTACCGTCGCGCCGGCTGGAAGTTATCCCGGCGGCCGACAATCGCGGCTTAGTTGTCACCGGCCCGAACGGGCACGGCTACGCCCCGACACACTATGCGTTCGGTCAGCTGGCCAGCCTAGTAGGCGCCCCGGCCGGCTATCTGCGGGAATTGCCGGCCCCCATGGCGGCCGATTGTCTTAACTACGGTTTGCAATATAGCCGGGAAATTGAAGATGTCGGCGTGCTGATCTCCCGGGCACCGGGCGCGCCGGAGGGCACTCTTCGGGCCGCCACCGGGCCGCGTTATGGCCGCGTGTGGAACAGCGACGTCGTGCGCGCGCTCATGGATAAATTCGGCGACGGCCGGAATGGCGATTTCCGCGTGCCGGGGGAATTCGGCCGCGCCGTGGATATCACGGAAAAGAACACTACTCTTTTCGCCAGCGACCGCGACATGTTCGTCTTCCTCGCCGATGATGTGAATCGCATAGAGCTGCCGAACCGGCGCGACGGCCAGCCCGGCACGCTGGCGCGCGGCTTTTTCGTCAGTAACTCCGAGGTAGGCGCCGGCGCGCTCAAAGTCCGAACTTTCCTTTTTGATTATGCCTGCTCGAATCGTATCGTATGGGGCGCCGAACAGGTACAGGATATCAGTATCCGCCACACTGTAAGCGCTCCGGATCGTTTCATCGAGCAGGTCCAGCCGGCCCTTATCGCGTACGCCAACAGCGCGGCGGGCGGCATCGAGAGCGCTTTGAAAGAGGCGCAGAAAGCGCGCCTTGATAACGTGGACGATTGGCTGGCCAAGCGCTACGGGCCGAAACGCGCGGCAGCGTTTCAGCATGCGCACATGATGGAAGAGGGCCGCCCCATTGAGACGATATGGGATGCAATGACAGGCATCACCGCGCACGCGAAGACAATCCCATACACGGCCGACAGGATAGAAGTAGAGGCCGAGGCGGGCGCCCTGCTAAAGTTTGTCGCCTGATTCCTTCCCTACTCTTTCAACGGCCGCCATTGTGCGGCCGTTTTTTTTGCTGCAGCGGGTTGACACGGCCGCCCGCGTGCGCATAATCGCGGGACCTGCAACTAATTTTCCGGCCGGCAGGTGCTGGGCATACAGTGAGAACGTAACCATGGGTGACCGAGTACTGATCCAATTTATCAACGGCCGCGACGCGCGCGAATTTTCTCCCGTCGCATATTTACACTGGCACGGCGAGGATGCGCCGGACCTGATCAAGGCATGTGCCGAGCTTATGCGCGGCCGCGACGGTGACGTGGGTTATTCTTTTGCCCGGTTTATCGGGATCTGTCACGAGACGGTCGGTGGCAATCTTTCCCTTGGTGCATGGAATGCAAAGGCCGTGCTGCAGCCAGATGAGTCACACGGTGACGCCGGGTGCTATGTGGTGGACGTGACGACGTGGGAGGTGCTGGCCTTTGGTGGGTACGGCACGCCATTCAACGCGCGCGAAGAGGAGGCGGAAAGACACGCGCATGGCTGACGCGCACGCGCGCCCCCTCGAGCCCGGCATCTGCCGGGCTTTTTTATGCCCGGCCGCAAACCGGCCCGCGCGCCGCGCGCCCTGATCCAGTCAGCGCAAGGCGCGCCGCCATACTCCGGCCGGGCCGCTCCCGGTCCGTGGTCCGTCGGCCGCGCTCCGTGCTGGCCTGATCTAGCGCCGCGCGCCCTGATCCGGGCCCGGAATCGGGCCGCGTGAACGGTTTTATCTATCGCGCGCGCCTTGTTTTTCGTAACCCATTGATTTTATTGGAGTCACTATTTCCGGTAATTGCTATTACCGGAAATAGCGCCCCGGGCCGCGTGCCGCCGGCACGGGTCCCTTGCCGGCCGATCCGCCCGCCTCGGGCCCCGGTCCAGAGCCGATCCGGCAAAAGCCCCCGGCCTAGCGCAGCGGTGGCTTAAGCCCGATTTTGTACATACATGGATTAGTAAAACGCTTTTTAGACCCCCTTTCCGTAAGCCCCCGGCCGCGCGCCAATAACCGTGCCAAGTCCGCCCGCTGTATAATGAATTCGTCAAACAGGAATATTCATATAACTTTTAGTTATAAAAAGTTCTGAAGGGCTTATATCCCTTGGTTATAGGTCATATTCCAAACGGTTATATGCACCCGATGTTCCACGTGGAACATCCCGGCCTTTTTGCCCATGGAAAAAGGGCCTGAAGAGGCCTTCTGGGAAAGGCCCCCCTTGGTTTGCAAAATCGAGGGGGCGGGGGTATATATAAAAATTCAAAACAGAAATGGAGAAATCATGGGTAACGCAGGAAGGCCGCAGTTTGACATTGAGTCGCATCGCAAGAAGCTGCAGCTTCGGATGTTGCAGCTTGAGGCGCAGGACAAGGCGAGGGACACCTTCTTGTCTTTTTGTCAGTACGTCTGGCCGGAGATGCTGGTCGGGGAGCACCACAGGCTCATTGCCGAGAAGCTTGATCGGGTGGTCGAGGGCAAGTGCAAGCGGCTGATGATTGCCATGCCCCCTCGTCACGGAAAGAGCCAGATGGGCAGTTACCTGTTTCCGGCGTACCTGATGGGCCGCTTGCCGCGGTCCAAGCTCATTGTGGGGTCGCACACGGCAGAGCTGGCGCAGCGCTTTGGCAGGATGATTCGAAACCTTGTGTCCGAGGAGCGTTATCGGGATATCTTTCCTGAGTTGAAGTTGTCTGCGGACTCCAAGGCCGCGGGCCGTTGGGATACCAGCGCCGGGGGCGAAGCGTTTTTCATTGGCAAAGGCGGTGCGATGACGGGCCGTGGCGGGGACATCGTAATTCTGGATGACATCTTGGATGAGCAGGATGCGATGTCGGACACGGCGATGGACAACACGTTTGAGTGGTACACCTCTGGCCCGCGTCAGCGTCTGCAGCCTAACGGGGCGATTATTGTGATCAACACCCGCTGGCGCACGGATGACCTGACGGGTCGTTTGCTCAAGATGCAGGGGCAGCCCAGATCGGACCAGTGGGAGGTGTTGGAGTTCCCGGCAATCATGCCGTCGGGCAAGCCCCTGTGGCCGGGGTACTGGAAGCTGGAGGAGCTGGAGAAGGTTCGCACGGCGATTGGCGTGCGCAAGTGGAACGCGCAGTGGCAGCAGACGCCCACGGCAGAGGACGGGGCGATCCTCAAGCGTGAGTGGTGGCGACGTTGGGAGCATGATGAACCGCCGCCCGTGCATTACATTATTCAGTCGTATGACACGGCGTATTCGAAGAAGGAGACGGCAGACTACTCTGTGATCACGACGTGGGGAGTGTTCTATCCGGACGCGGACTCGGGGCCGAACTTGATTCTTTTGGCCGTGTGCCGCGGTCGGTGGGACTTTCCTGAGTTGAAGCGTGTTGCGAAGGACGAGTACAAGTACTGGAACCCTGACAATGTGTTGATTGAGGCCAAGGCCACGGGCACCGTGCTGCAGCAGGAGCTGCGTCGGATGGGGATTCCTGTGACGATGTACAGTCCCGGGGGGCGCAGGGCGGGGCAGGACAAGGTATCGCGGGCCAATGCGGTAGCGACGATGTTCGAGGCGGGGATGGTCTGGGCGCCACGCACGGAGTGGGCGGACGAGTTGATTGAGGAGTGTGCGGCGTTCCCCAGTGGCGACAATGATGACCAAGTGGACTCCACGACGCAGGCGTTGATGCGTTTCCGGGCGGGGAACTTCATTGCTTTGGAAACGGACGAGGGGGATAAGCCCGGTGACCCTTCTGTTGTGAAGGAGTATTATTGAGGGATAGAATGGGGCACTGACTTTTTTGGAGGGTGGCGCTGTGGCGATGAATGCACGACAAATGCTGGCGGGGCTGCCTGTTCAAATGGCCGAGGGCGGCGAGACGTGGTCTCCGGGCGATTCCCTTGGCCGGCGTCGTGCTATTGAGAGTGGTAATGAGGCGGGCTGGTTGCAGGCGGTAGCGGACTCTGCTCAACGCTGGATGTCTAATCCGGGCACTGCGGCTGAAGCCTACGATGCCATGGTACAGTCCGGCATTGGCATCAAGGACCTTCTGGATGCGGGGGTGTCGCAGGCAACCATCGATCAGGCCCTGTCTATTCCTACCAGTGAAGCACAGAAGCAGGTCAACAGGCTGACCGCCACCAGCCTGACCAACACCTTGGCACAGAACCCGAACATTGCAGGGGAGCTTGCCGCCCGCGGGGCGCAGGACGTGTACGCGCAATCCCGTCAGTTTGTAGAGAACCTGCAGAAGGACGGCCTGACGGACGACGAGCGGCGCTACTTGCAGCAGGTCGCGGCACAGCAGGGCTGGGGGTTTTCTGACATTCGCGCTGCAGGCGTGGACCCCAGTATCCTGTTCAAGTCTTTTGAGGCCCCTGCTCCGGTGACTCCTGCTCCGGTGACTCCTGCCCCTGTCTTCCCTCAGCCCGACCCCTACACCCCGGTGACGGTGTACGACCCCAACCAGTTCATTCGCGAGAACGCAGGGGCGGACTTGTACGCGAAGGGCCAGCCTGCTTTGGACACGGCGTTTCGAGAAAGCCCTGTTCGTACAGTCAGTCCGGTGACGGGGCAGTACGTGTACACCCCGGCGGCTTCTCTGCGCCCTGCCACTGGTTCGGGGTTCAGTTTTACGCCGCCTGTGGTGACCAGCCGTCCGCGTCAGCTGCTGGACGTGGCACCGACTGCCTCTGCTTCGCAGCTGTACGCACAGTCGCGTCAGGAACAGGACCGCGCGCTGCGAAACGCCTTCACTGCAGCCCAGATACCTCTGGGCGGTCAGGACGTTTACAGTTGGCAGTCCCGTCTTCGCAGCGGAGACTACATTTCCCCGACCGGAGCGTTTGACACCACCCGATTCAATCAGGACTTCCAGTCATGGGCCGCGGGCCGCGGCTCGGGAACCTCTGGCACTTCTGGCCAGCCGGACGCAGTAGCGTATGACGCCATGGGAAACCCGATACAGCCTGTAGATCCCATGCAGCTGCAGCCCAAGATGTTCTTGGGTTTCGCTGACGGCGGGGACGTGAGAGCGCGGGAGTTGCTTGATCGCTTAAAAAAGCCTGAAGGCGCCGAGGAGCAGGTCCTTGGCGCCGAGGACACTTACGCTCAAGCGCCGGGAACCTTGGACTTTGTTTCGGAAAAGGTGGGCCGCGGCGCGCGGGCTTTGCGAGACGTTGTGGTGAACTTTACCCCCCTGTCGAAGATGGAAGAGGACGCGACGCGGATATCGCTCGAGCACTTCCCGGACAGCAGGCAGTACGGCGGGGAATCGGACGCACTGAGGCACATGCTGTTTCAAGCGCAGGCTGTTCAGCGCTTTGGGCAGCCGGCCGCCAAGGCACTGAGTCTGATCAACGAGTATGGGCTGGCTATTCTGGAGTCGCAGCCGAAAGAGCATCTGCGCATGGATTTGGAAAACGATGCTCTTGGTAGAGAAATTGGTCTTTCCGACCTGAGTGAAGAAGAGAAGCTTCAGGCTATTCTGGATCTCATCGGGTCTGGAAAGGCGGTTGTGCTCAACCCTCAGAGGAAGGAGTTTGCCAAAGGCGGAGAGGCCTCTGCCTCTCCCACTCCCGAAGAACTCTTGGCCCAGATAGACCGCAGCATGGCCAACTCCCCGGCCTCGGCTCAAGGCACCGCCAGCAGTGTGCAGCCAGACTCCGTGGAACAGGACAGCCGCAGCATGCTTCGCCGCATCAGTGATGCGTTCGGGCAGAACGTGACGGCTCCCGTGGTGGGATCGATGTTGGACATGACCGCGGGGGTCGGCGACCTTGCTCAGATGGGCATAAAAGCCGGAGCGAATAAGCTTGGCATTGAGACCCAGCCGTTCACCCCGGTCTCCTCTGCTATTCAGGAATCCCTTGGCGTGGCAGGGTATGACCCGTACTCCCCGGCAGCCATTGCGACCGCCATTGGCCTTCCGGCGGCAGCGTCGCTGCGCGCAGCAGGGGCCGCGGCCCGCGCTTCACGGCCCATGGTGTCCGAGATGGCGGCCTCAGGTGGCCGGCGTCGCCCGGCCCCGGGCAGTGCTGAGGAGATCTTGATGCGCCTTGCCCCTATCGTGGACAAGGAAGCCTCAATCTATGCCAGCTCGGAGCTTGCGGCCATGGGGGCACGGGAAGTGGCGCCCGATAACATGACCGCGGAGATAGCCGCGGCGGTTGCCGGCGGCGGGGCGTACAACACGCTGGACAACATCTTGAGCAGTTCTTCGCGGTCCGCGGACATGGGCCCGGCCAACACTGCGCGCTCTCAGATGGCGCAGATCTACCAACATATCCCCACGCCGGAGCGTCCGTTTGTCGGGCGGCTGGATTCCTTCATTGCCAATGACTTGAACGTCGGCCGCATCAGCCGGGACGAGTTGCTGGCGCGCATGCGGGGCAAGTTCCGTGGCCCGGAGCTATTGCGGGTGGAGCGTGCGTTTGAGGGGGTGGATCCCAAGGCGAAGCTGACCCCGAACGAGGTGTTGGAAAAACTGCAGGCGTCTTATGATCCGTCGGACCTTGAGCTGGTCACCATCCGAGGGGATGTTCCCTACAAGAGCATGGACAACCCGTGGTTTGGCGACGAGCAGTCTCTTGGTACTCAGCGGGAGCAGCTCACGGGGGTGGGGGAAGACATGCAAGGGACCATCGTGCTTCGCCGTGCGGGGCAGCCGAGTCAAAGCACCGTTGACCCCGAGATGGTTTCTGCTGCAGAGAACACCTATCGTGAGCTGGACCGAACAGGCCCCATGACAGCCGATTCCCCGTTTGTAAGGGGGATGATTCGGCCGCTGTCATACGAAGACTTTGCCGCACCTTTTGAAGCGCTCTTCAAAGGGCGCCAAGATGACACTTCGCAATTTGTCCTTGAGCGTCTGGATAACATGGAAAGGGTGGTCAACAAACGGTCGGAGCAGGCCAGTGCGCTGGGGGTGCTGAATGACAGGTTTGAAACCTTGGGGGCTATGGCCGCGGATCTTTTCCCACAGAAGCGGCTAGAGTTGCTTGAGCAGGGGGGCGTCTCCAGAGAAGACCTGATGGGCAAAGCTTATGCCAAGGCATTTGAAGAGGCCTACTCAGAGGCGGTGGCCGGGGCGGCTTTGGGCACCCCGTACGGCCGTGACATGATCCTTTCTTTCCCGAAGCCCGAGAACATTACAGACCCGCAGTTGGCAAACGAGTTCCTTAAGACCCGTGCGCGCCCCTACTTGTCTGGGAAAATACAAGAGATCTCGGCAGATGCCACTCTGCGGTTGGCAGTCGAGTTACGCCTGCTGAGAGGTTCAGAGGATGTCCGAGACGCACTAAAGAACATGGCTGCTCAACGGCCGGAGATGGTCCCCGGGGTTAATCCGGACTACCGTGGGCAGCATACAATGGTTACTGAGAACACCCCCGGGGTCGTATCGTTCAGCCGATCAACAGATGTCCGCACCGAGATCCCGGGAATGGGGCAGGTAAACGGCATCTACCTGCATGAGCTGCAGTCGGATCTTCTGGATGACTTGCGTAAGCGACAGGGCGGCATACCCCGTGGCGCGACGCAAGAGGAGTTGCAGAGGATCATCAGCACCACGCAGGATCAGGTGGAACCCATCTCAAACAAGATTCGGGAGCTCAATGAGCAGCTTCAGGACATGCCCCCGAGATATAGCGAAACAGGGGCCACAGAATGGATGCTGCGTGTAAACGAGATCAATTCGTTGCAGAACAAGAGAGACGCTCTTTTGGGCAACCTTACGTCGGCTAAGGAACGACTGGACACGCTTCGCGAACGCGGACGTAGCCTTTCTGAGCTGGACGAGATTTTCCCCGGGATGACCACGGACTCCAAGTCAGTGCAGACGATGATGATCAAGGCAGCGGTGGCCTCAGCAGCGCAGCGCGGGCTTAACTTTGTCGCCCTGCCCTCGCAGCTGTACTCAGGCCAGCCTCAGTTGTACGAGCGCTTGCCTCAGAATGCGCGCGACGTGGTGAAGGACCTTGGCGAAGGCTTCGCGCTGCAGCAGATCAACCTTCGTAACCGTGCCGGGGAGTTCCCTGTGTTGGCCATCACGTGGGATCAGTCCACGGCCGCGGGCCGCGAAGGGTTGAACAGGGTTCTCACCCGTGGGGTTCCGTTCAAGCACGGCGGTGAAGTCACCACGCAGCCCGATGACTTGAAAAACCTGCTATCCTTCTTGGACAAAAAACCAGCCAGCAAACGGAAATAACCATGTCCTCCATAGACAAAGCACTGAACCTTGCTCCGGAAACTGACATCCTTGTGGTGGAAGACGCAGAAGCCCCTGACATTGAGATCCTGTTGGACGAGGAAGGCGGCGTAGAGGTGGCGTTTGACGCTGAAGCGGATGACGTGGACTTCTACGACAACCTTGCCGGGCTGATTCCGGACCAAGACTGTGCTCGGATTGCGTTGGACATGATGGGTTTTTACGAGGCCGACAAGTCTTCGCGTCAGGAATGGGAGTCGCAGTACTCCAAGGGCCTGAGTTTGCTGGGCTTCCGCATGGAAGAGCGCACTCAACCTTTCCGAGGGGCCTCGGGTGCAGTGCATCCGATGCTGTCAGAGGCGGTGATTCAGTTCCAAGCACAGGCGTTGAAGGAGCTGATGCCGGCCGAAGGCCCTGTTCGAACCAAGATCATGGGCAAAGAGACGCTGGACAAGGCCCAACAGGCCAGTCGTGTGCAGGATTTCATGAATTACCAGCTCACCACGGTCATGAAAGAGTTCACGCCGGAGATGGATCAGGCACTTTTCTACCTTGGTTATGGTGGATCGGTGTTCAAGAAGGTGTATTTCGACGCTCAGTTGGGGCGAATGGTCTCAAAACTGGTGCTTCCGGACGACCTTTTCATCCCGTATGCCGGTTCTTCGGTCATGCAGCAGTGTTCCCGCATCACTCACCGCATTGCGATGTACGAAAACGACTACCGCAAGCGTGTTCTTGCGGGGGAATACCTTGATGCGCTTGATTTCCCGGACGACAACAACCTTCCGCAGAGCGATATTGAGGCGCAGACCAACCGAATCGTCGGAATTTCGCCCACCACTGAGAACGAAGACCTCTTCCTGCTGGAATTCCACGTGTATTTGGACATTCCGGGGTTCGAAGACAAGGGGGAGGACGGAGAACCTACCGGGATCAAGCTTCCGTACGTCGTCACGCTGGAAGAAAACAGCGGAAGGCTCGTTGGAGTGCGTCGAAACTGGGAAGAAGGCGACCCGCTGAAGCTGCGCAAGGAGTTTTTCGTCCATTACGTGCTGGTAGAAGGCCCCGGAGCGTATGGCTTGGGCTTTGTTCACCTCATCGGCGGCCTTTCCAAGGCGGCGACCAGTGCACTGCGTCAACTTCTGGACTCGGGAACGCTTGCTAACCTGCCGGCGGGCTTCAAAGCCAAGGGCGCGCGCATCGCTGACGACAGTGACCCGATTCAGCCGGGCGAATGGCGTGATATTGACGCCGGCGGCGCCGAGTTGAGCGCGTCTTTGCTGCCTTTGCCGTACAAAGAGCCCAGCCAGACGTTGTTTGCGCTTTTGGGGTTCACGGTGGACGCCGGTCGTCGTCTTGCCGGCATCACGGACATGCAGGTAGGGGATGGAAACCAGCAGGCTGCCGTCGGAACGACGATTGCACTGCTCGAGCGTGGGGCGCTGGCCATGTCGGCCATCCACAAGCGTTTGCACTACGCACAGAGCCAAGAATTCGAGATGCTGGCAGCGGGCTTTGGCACGTATTTGCCCGACGAGTACCCCTACGACGTGCCGGGGGCCTCCCGGTACATCAAGCGTCAAGACTTTGACAACCTTGTCGCGGTACTTCCGGTTGCTGACCCGAACATCTTCTCGACTGCGCAGCGGATCCAGCTGGCACAAGCTCAACTGCAGTTGGCACAGCAGGCGCCGCAGATGCACAACATGTACGAGGCCTACTACCGGGTGTATGCCGCCTTGAACGTGCGTGACATCGACGGGATTCTGCATCCACAGAACACGCAGATGCCCAAGGACCCGGCACAAGAGAACGCAGATGTCTTGGACACCATGCAGTTGAAGGCGTTTGCCGGTCAGCAGCACGACGCGCACATCCTGTCCCACCTGATCATGGGACTTTCTCCCATGCTGCAGGCGCTGCCGCAGGCGGCCATTGAGCTGCAGAAGCACATCTTGGAACACGTGCGCATCAAGGCCGAAGAAGACACCGAAGCGGAGCTCTTCCTGCAGTACGGAGTTGATCCGGAGGGCATGGTGTCTGACCTGCAGCGTGAGGGCATGGTCGCACTCAAGGCTGCGCAGTACATGCAGCAGGTTCGCGACATGCAGAACGGGCTGACTGGTCAAGGTGGGCAGCCTGACCCCGTAGTGATGCTCAAGGAGAAGGAAATTGCCTTGCGTGCACAGGTAGAGCAGAATAGAACGCAGGAAGCGCAAGCGCGTCTTCAGCTGGACGCTCAGAAAGCACAGCAGACGATGCAGGCCTCTCGGGAAAGGATTCAGTCTCAAGAGAAGATTGCTCAGACAAGAGCCGACACAGCGCAGCAACGTATTGTTGCGGCAGACTTCATGCAGCGGAGACGAGACAATGCCACTCAAAAAAGGCAGTAGCAAAAAGGTTATCAGCGAAAACATCGGCGAGATGGTAGGAAAGTACAAGCGTACTGGCACCATCGGCACCAGCAAGCCGTCTAGCGCGAAGAAGGCTGCTGCTCAGGCAGCGGCCATCGCCTACGAGGAAGCTGGGAAGTCCAAGAAGCCGAAGATGGCAGCCAAGGGGGGCGAGATGAAAAAGCCCAAGGGCGCATTCATGATGGTCAAGCGCCGAGACGCGGATCAGAAAACAGCGATCTATTAAGCAGGCCGGTTTTCGGGAGGCACCTCAAGTCCTCCCGCTTTCATGGGAACTCCATGCGTACACTTGCAGAAAGCATATTGCGTGAGCTTGAAAAGACGATTCGCGACACTGAAAGCATGGTGTTGGGCGGTGGCGTGACTGACATGGAGCGCTATCGTTTCCTTATGGGCCGTCTTGAGGGGTTACGATTCTCGCAGCAGTCCGTGAAAGACATTTTGAAAAGACAGGCTGACGAAGAGTTTTAACCACCAAGGGTCCAAGGAGCACTATGACCACTGAAGCACTCACCGCGTTGGAAAAGAAACGTATGTTGAAGGCGGCCGAAGAAGAAAAAAGGCCGAAGAACTTTGGCGATGTTTTTAGCGCCGAGGGGAAACTCGACAATGCTGTTCTAGAGTCCTCTCTTTCTATGATCCCCTCCCCCACCGGGTGGCGGATCGCTGTGCTTCCCTACCGAGGCGCACAGCTTACGAAAGGGGGGATTGCCCTTACACGAGAAACACAAGACAAGGCGGCGATAGCTACCACCTGTGCTTATGTTTTGAAGGTTGGCCCGCTGGCTTACCGGGATGAGTCAAAGTTCCCGGACGGTCCGTGGTGCAAGGAGGGGGATTGGGTCATCTTTGGCAGATATGCCGGAGCGCGGATCCATATTGATGGCGGAGAGATCAGGTTCCTGAACGATGACGAGATCATCGGCAAGGTGAACAGCCCTGATGACGTGTTGCATTTCTAAGGAGACGAGTATGTTGAGGCAAGAAGAGCAGTTGGAGTTTGATATCGGCGAGGGAGTAGAGCCAAAGACGGTAAGTCTGGGTGAAAACGGAGAAGCCGAGGTTCTGGAAAAACAGGAACCCCCGGCCGTCCTCACCGAAGAGGATAGCAACAAGGAGGAAGTCCGGGCGTATGGTTCGGAGGTCCAGAAACGCATCGACAAGCTCACCGCCCGTTTGAGAGAAGCGGAGCGTCGTGAAAATGCGGCGCTGGAATACGCGAGAAGCGTCAATGCTCAAAAGGAGACCTTGGAGCAGCAGTTCCGAGCTGCGGACGGCGCCCGCTTGAACGAAGCCAAAGGTCGCATTGAGACTCAGATGTTGGCGTTGAAGCAGGTCATCCGAAAGGCTCGCGAAGAGAATGACATTGATACAGAAACTGAGGCCCAGCAGCGTCTGGCTGCTTTGATATATGACTCTTCTCGTGTGGCGGACGCACAGGCTCGTGCCCCGCAAGCGCAGGCTCCTGTTGTAGAGGCCAAGCCAGCACAGCAGGCCCCTGCGCCTCGTCAGCAGGTTGAAGTGGATCCGAGGGCAGAGGAATGGGCCGAAAACAACCCTTGGTTTGGCAAGGATGTTGTGATGACCAGTGCTGTTCGTGGCATCCACATTGACCTTGTTCAAAATCAGGGATTTGACCCTAGGACAGATGAGTACTATGATGAGATAAATCGCAGAATGCAGGGAATGTTCCCCGACAGGTTAGGGAAGCCCGCCTCTGCGCAACAACCGACCAGAAGCAGCCGCCCCGTGCAAACGGTTGCCTCTGCAAACCGGGCAACCGGCGTTGCATCTGCACGCAGGCTCGTGAAACTGTCTCCAAGTCAGGTAGCGATTGCCAAAAAACTAGGTGTTCCTCTCGAGGAATACGCCAAATATGTGAAGGAGTGAGCATGAACGACGAAAGCCTGAGCGTACCGTCTCTTAACCGTGCAGCCCGTGGGTCCTCTACTCGCGACAAAACTGCACGCCGCAAGCCGTGGGCTCCACCTTCTCGCTTGGACGCGCCTCCCGCGCCTCCCGGATACAAACATCGCTGGATTCGAACTGCAGCAGGGAATCAAGAAGATCGTACCAACGTGGCAGGCAAGCTCCGTGAGGGCTATGAGTTTGTCCGTGCTGACGAGCATCCTGATTTCGCTGCACCTGTCGCCGAAGACGGCAGGCATGCGGGGGTGATAAGCGTTGGCAATCTTGTGCTTGCCCGTATCCCGGATGAAACAGTCGAAGAACGCAATGAATACTACCAATCACGGGCTTCTGACCTGCAACGGGCAGTGGACAACGACATGTTGAAGGCTAATCAGCACGACACCATGCGTATCCATAACCCCGAAAGGTCGTCCAGAACTTCATTTGGGAGTTCGCAGGGCAAGCCCAAATAACCTTCATAGGACACGACAATGGCAAACGTAGACAAAGCATTTGGCTTGCGTCCTCTTGGTAACCTGTCCGCCACTGGTGCTCAGAAGCAGTATGGCTATGAGATCGCAGACAACCAGTCTGGCGCGATTTACCAAGGTGACCTTGTCACACTATCCAGTGGCTACATTGTTAAATACGACGACACTCTGCACACTGCTGCGGTAGGCGTATTCAACGGCTGTAACTACACTGATCCCACCACTGGGAAACCCACTTGGAAGAACTTCTACCCGGGTTCAGTCAACATCACGTCCGGAGTTATCACCGCAGACGTAGTTGATGATCCCAACCAGCTGTTCCTCATCCAAGCTGACGAAGATGTTGTGCAGGCAGATGTTGGCTTGAACGCCAAGATTGCTTACACAGCAGGCAGCTCTGTTACGGGCGTTTCCGGAACTGAGTTGGATTCTTCCACTATCGCCAACACAGCAGCTCTGGTTCTGAAGATTGTGGGCTTCTATGACAGCCCGAACAACATTCGTGCCACCAACCATGTTGACGTTGTGGTTAAAATCAACACTCACCTGTATGGCAGCACTGGCGTTGCCAATACAGCGCCGTAATAGGAGCTAATCATGGCTATTTCACGCGCTCAACTTGTTAAAGAACTGGAACCCGGCCTGAACGCCTTGTTTGGTCTGGAATACCAGAACTACGACAAAGAACACGCCGAAATCTACGATATCGAAACCTCTGATCGTGCATTCGAAGAAGAGGTGATGCTGTCTGGGTTTGGCGAAGCTCCGGTAAAGACTGAAGGTGCTGGCGTCGCATATGACAACGCACAGGAAGTCTACACTGCGCGATACACACACGAGACCATTGCACTGGCGTTCTCGCTGACCGAAGAGGCCGTAGAGGACAACCTCTATGACCGCCTGTCAGGTCGCTACACCAAGGCACTGGCCCGTAGTATGGCTCAGACCAAGCAGATCAAAGCGGCAGCTGTGCTCAATGGTGCTTTCACCACTTCCGTAGGCGGTGACGGAAAGCCCCTGTGTGCAGATGACCACCCGACGCTGAGTGGCCCGAACCTGCGCAACGAGCTGGCAGTGCCGGCGGACCTTTCCGAGACGTCTCTCGAACAGGCTCTGATCGACATCGCCGCCTTCACCGATGAACGCGGTATGAAGATTGCGATTCAGGGGCTGAAGCTGATTATCCCGAAAGAACTGATGTTCACTGCAGATCGCATCATGAAGTCCACTCTGCGCGTAGGCACAGCAGACAACGACATCAATGCGGTTCGCAACATGGGCATGGTTCCGCAGGGCTACACTGTGAACCACTACCTGACCGATCCGGACGCATGGTTTATCAAGACCGATGCCCCGAACGGCATGAAGATGTTCGAGCGTGTATCCATGAAGACTGGGTTCGAGGGCGACTTCGATACCGGCAACGTGCGCTACAAGGCAAGAGAGCGGTACAGCTTTGGTTTCAGCGACCCGCGCGGCATGTTCGGTTC